CCGGAGATCCCTCCTGAAAGACAGGGATGCGCTGGTAGAGGATCTTGATAGAAGGATGCAGTCATATCTGCGCCGGATAAAGAACCGGGCTGACGGTGTTATGGGCCGTTATATGGAACGGGACATAGAGCTTGAGGAGAAAGAGTTTCCCTTTGAGTGGGGTCAACTGGTTCCTGATGCAGAACTGGATGGGTTATCCAGTGCCTTGCACGATTCATTTGTCAGGGTAACAAAATCGACATTCGGGCATATCAATGACTCAGGTGTCGCGGGGGTTATTGAATGGGCCGAGAATCTTCCGGCAGTCCAGATGGTTGTCTCCCAGGCCACCGCCAGGGCTACGATCATACACAGAACCACAAAGAAGGTTGTTCGTGAAACAGTGGAGACTGCCCTGACCAGGGGTTACTCGGTGGATATGTTGGCCAGGGGAGTTCCCAGGGATAAGTTCCCAGGATTGAAAAGCATCCTGAATGAAACCAGGGTACGGGCCAAGCTGATTGCCAGAACCGAGGTGATGAGAGCCCAGAACCAGACCTCCGTCAATTTCTTCAGGGAGCAGGGATTCCAGTTTGTCAGAGCTACTGATCCCGACGGTGATGAGGGCGATAACTATGTCGATCCGGGAGACCCGTATGGGAGAACCTGTATCGAAAGGGATGGCCAGGTTTACCACGTCGGGGATGCTATGGACATCCAGGATCACCCGAACGGAACCCTGTCCTGGCAGCCGATGGACAGGAACTACAGACCCGCAACCCAGGAGGTATGACTTGAATCATAAGGAATCCATAACAGATATAAAGGTTCTTGATGCCACGGAGGGGATCGTGGAGGCGTTTGTGAACACTATGGGAGTGATAGATGCGGACGGGGATGTTATAGATCCGTCTGCCTTTGACAACTCTATTGAGAACAATCTGCCCTTGCCCGTTCTCCAGGGCCATGATCAGTCCAAGGTCATCGGAAAGGTTATAGACGCGAAACCAGTGAGGATGCTTGGTGATGAGTACAAGCTACACGCAACCATGCAGATAAACATGGAAAAGGAGATCGGGCGCGATGCCTTCTCCGACATCCAGGGGGAGTATGTACAGCGTTGGTCGGTGGGTTTCAACCTTACACCGGACAATGTTGAGATGGAGAGAACGGTAGAGGGAGACACCATCAGAAGGATCAAGGAACTTGATCTGGTTGAGGTCTCCACTGTTATACGAGGGGCATCGCCGGATACGCTGACGATTGCCGCCAAATCAATCGAACCTGTAGAGCAAGAAGAAACCGCCTCGGACACGGAAGAACCCGTCTTTGACACGGATCTTGCCAGGGCTCGGCTGTCGCTTATCAAAACGCAGTTGAGGTTAAAAGATGCCGAAACGAAAAAAACCTAAGAAGTACTAGATCCGAGGAGGGTTTAGAAATTGAATACTAAAGAGATGAGGAAACACGCCGAGGTGGTTGCCGAACAGGCTTATGCCGCCCTCGCAATTGGCAACACAGATGAGTTCAAGAAACTCGCAGATGCCGCCGAGAAAGAAATGGAAAAAGCCGAGGAGATTGACAAGGCATCGGTGAAAGCGATGGAGCTTAAATCCGATTTCGAGCAGACGACAAACACCATTCCTGTGACGAGCAAGGATGTTGAGGTTTATGACGCGAATGACACAACCCGAAAGATGAAGGCTGATTACAGGCCCGCGTCCTGGGTTAAGGGTCTTCCCGCCGCCGCACAGCCGCTCTGGGTTCAGGAGCAGATGGGAGATAACCAGAAAGACCAGGTCCGCGTCTACATGGATGCGTTCACCAAGTGGGCAACGGCTCCCAGGGAAGAGATGTTCTGGAAGAGTGCAACGCCTGACGAAATCAAGGCCATGCAGGAGGACACAGATGCCGAGGGCGGCTTCTTCGTTCCGGAAGCGTTCATAAACCAGGTTGTGCACGACCCAGGAGTTCCCGGATCTACCCTGCGTCCTCTTTGCACCGTTATCAATGTCGCGTCCAAGGATGGCTATGTCCCGACTATGGGGAGTGCGACCTGGGCGGCGGTAGCAGAGGAAGCCGCCTACAGCGACCAGACTCCAACCGTTGGGCAGGTGAATTTTAATATCGAAAAGTCTGGAGGATTGGTCAAGGTTACCCGCGAGCTGTTGGACGACTCGGCCATCAACCTTCCAAGCCTGTTAAGCCAGTTGTTCACGGAGTCATCCGGTAGGTTTGAGGATGTGGGTATCATCAGCGGAAACGGCACGACTCAATATGCCGGGATAATGGGTGCCAGTCCTTCCGATTACACGATGGCAAATGCCACTTCTGTGGTAGCCGCCGACCTGACTGGAATCTATTACACCCTTGAGGCTCAATTCCGATCGAACGCAAGTTGGGTTATGAAGTCTGCGATTGCCGGACTCATTACGAGTATCGCGTCAACAGCGGCAGGGGTTCATGCGATCCCAAGCCTCACCGCAGCTCCTTCAGATTTCATACTTGGTAGGCCAAATGTAATGGTCGACTCGGCTCACGGTCTTGGTGCAACCATCACGGCTACTGAGAGGATTGCCTTATTCGGCGACCTCCGGCAGTACTACATATTTAACAGAATGGGAATGACCATCCGGAGAAATGACAGCCTCTATATGGAAAATGACCAGGTGGGTTTTTTCGCCACCAGAAGGGGTGACGGGCAATTAACCCTTGCCGCCGCGTTCAAGATGTTGAGAGCCGCCGCAAGTTAGGCTGAATATTGAGCCCGATCAATTAATGGACTTCTAGGTCGGGCTCATCGTCAGCGGGGAGGATGGCAGTTTTTGAGCCTTCCGTCCTCCCCTTAAAAGGTGAAATTATGAAAGTGAAATGTATCAAGGGATTCACCCTGGCGGGAACGCTCTATGAGGAGGGCGGGGTGTATGAGATGCCCACGAAGGTCGCTACCGATTATGCCGAATATTTCGAGCGAGCCGCTCCCAAGCCCAGGACAAAGAAAGCCAAAACCCAGGAGAATAAGTAGTGGCAACCCGTCACAGCTATGCCTCGACAGATGAGTTCAGAGACTACCTTGCCGGAACCTCATACAGCTCCGGTTGGACTAGCGATGCAAACATCCTGAGAAGGATCATGGAATCCTCATCAGGGAGAATCGACAACTATGTCGGGATGCAATCATTCGGCCCTCGCACGGAGACACATTATTACGACATAGGGAGGGGAACACTGAGGGAAACACCCCAACCATCCGTTCCGGCCCTCTCAGGTGGGTCTATAGGGGTGTCTGATCGCCTCATAGCAGTGATTCCCCTGGATGATTGGCTTGTATCCCCGACAACTGTCACAAGCTACAAGGCAACGGACAGATCCAGTTCAGAAACTCTCACCCAGGGATATTCGGACGATTACTGGCTCGAACCCTACAATTCCTCGCCGAAAGTGAGATTAAAACTCAACGAGGATACGAGCAAGGGATTTCATTCCGGTCAACAGACCCTGTCCATCCTTGGCACCTGGGGATATTCCAACAATACTGAGAGCGTTACAACGGTTGACGCTGTTTCCTCAACCACTGCAACCTCTGTCAGTGTCGGGAGTGCCTCAGATCTCTCCCCTGCCCAGACGATCCTGGTCAATTCGGAGCAGATGTATATAACGGGAATCAGTGGAAACACATTAACCCTGGAGCGAGGAGTTAACGGTACGACAGCCGCAACTCATTCCGGTGGAGACACGGCATACAGGTATCTCTATGACCCCCTGGTTGTTCAGGCCTGTCTGGATCTGTCCAAGATATATTTCCGTGACCGTGATATGGGAACGACTCTCACCATCGGCACCGGGGATACAGCAACCACGAGAAGCGAGGAGTCATCCTCGTCTGTTCTTTCTACCCTGGATCAATTCAGATCCACTACTCCGGTCTCCGAGGTTTACTTCTGATGCCGGACTCCAAGGTAACGACGAGTGGCCCTATCTTCATAGACGCGCCCAGAAAGCTCATACAGGCGGTTAATACCGCACTGAATGATATTGCAGTGGATGCCCAGGGTAGAGTCCGTGGCCAGTTAAAAAAGGGACACGGGAGAATCACCGGAACACTCCAGAGAAATATATTCGGATACCAGTACAAAGACCTTCACGCGATGGTTGACGCAGGGCAGAAGAGCCTGGGTGCAAATCTCATATATTCATACTGGGTTGAAGGAGTAAGCACTCTCAATAAGAAATCAGTGTTTAAGGGTTATTTCATGTTCCGGAACGTAGCAAAGTGGTTACAGAAGGGACCAAAAGAGGTTGACGATTATTTCAGGCGGGCTCTCCTGGAGACTTTCAGATGAGCAGGTCGGGAGCCATCGACAGGATTGATGCCCTTCTGGCAACGGTATCAGATCCCGCTTTCACGGCGGTAATGAGAGGAGAACCCCTGTCAATCCCCGGAACACCCATGCTCGCGTTCTGGCTGACGGGAAGGGAAGATACCTCGATGACTCTTACCGATGTTTCAAGCACCACGAGCTTCACAGTCAGAGCATATCTAAGGATGCAGTCGAGCCAGGATGTACGGGAAAGCATCGAGCTTGATCTCTGGGACGCGATGGTAAACATCGACACGGCCCTCAGATCTGACGCGGATCTGGCAGGGAACGTGACGGACTCTGATGTAGGTGATTGCAATGTCGGGTATACGGAGATCGGCGGGGTTATCTACCGGACAGTCGACATCCCCTTTTCAGTGCAAATTTATGGCGAGATATCTATTACTCCATAGGAGATTGGTATGGCAAAAGAATCAGGATTAAATGTTCGGCTTTATGTGATGGGGTATGACCTGTCAGGGGATGCAAACGCCGTGGATTCTATGGGATATACCCAGAACCTGATGGAAACAACTCCCCTCAACAGTGCCGCCGCCACCAGGATTGTCGGGTTGGCTGACGGGGCATTGACCGTGAACGGTTATTTCGATAATGCCACTGGCAAGATTCATCCGACTTTCACCAGTAACTCAGGGAAAATACCAACAGCGGACCAAGTGGTTTTAGTTGCTCTTGGCTCTGCCGTGGGTGACGCATCGGTGGGCATATCCGCAAAGGAAGCAGATTACAACGTGAGCCGCTCATCTGGGAGTGCCATATCTGTCACCAGTACGTTCAGCGGCAACGGTATGGGGGGAGAGTTCGGCGTTATGCTGACTGCCCATGACGATACC